AACTGTTCGGCATCAATAAACGTGCCATACACCGCATTGGTCGCGTCTTTTAAACCTGTTTCAGGGGTACACGTGACAGTGCCAATCAATTGTGATTCAGTGATGGTTTTTATTGCAGGCCCATAATAAGCGCCGATTTGAATACCGTGTTTTCCTGCGGTAAATGTCGGTTCCGCGTTAATACATTTGTGCATCGCCTCCAAGACACTGGATGGACTCTCATTTAAGTCATAGGCACCATTAAGGGTATATCGCGACTCAAATCCGCCTTCTGGCAGACTCACTTTTTCATCACATAAATCGGCTGCCTGTTTAAAGCTGTCAAAATCAATATCTGTATCAGGTACTTTTAAATAATGGCGGTAATAATCTAAAACCACTAAGGCCCCATTATTACTCCATGCAGTTTGCCCAGTGCGAGGATCAAACAGATGTTTTCCCCAAACTTCACATTTCACATTGGGTAATCCATAAGGGAATTTTTCTTGGTCAAACATGAGTGTCACACGTAACCACGCCAGACCTCGACCAATCATATCCTCTTTCCATGACGGGCAATTTTTAAGCATAAAGGGATCGGCATTTTCCCTATCGTTATGTAATTCCCATGAGGCTTTATCACCAAACGTCTCAATGAGATCATCACCCAACCAAATCTTCCCGATTTTCTCTATGGGGTGCCCTGCCAGAGCCAATGTCAGTGTGATTTTTTCGTTTTCATCTTGTTCACCCGCCTCTTCTTCGGCGAAGAAAAGCAAACCCGATATCACTGTTTTTCCAACGATCACGGTTTCAGGGGCAGACGATGAACGTAACATCTGTTTGCGTTCACTGGTATCTCGATAATTCATGGAAGGCAGTTTTGGCTTAAAGATAAGCGAACCCGCGACTTGAACCGCAACGCCTGCTGCCATCAGCGCCATCCCCATCGCCGAGGTAACACCTCCGGTAAATAGCCCCGCAATCATTAAGCCTGCGCCCACGACTTTTGAAATTAATCCACCACTCCCACCCATTATTCCACTCTCCACGCTTTGATTGGGTTAATCTGCACTGGCTTCACACCTTGTGGGGTTACTCCCCAATAATGCCTCGCCCAAACCACGGCTAAACTGTCACCGTCCTCACCTTTAAACAATACGAGGTCGCCACGCTGAACGCGCTCAATCTCAATGGATTTGAAATAGCGTGATACGGCTTTCTCTAATGTGCCAAATTTAGATTTGATCAGGTTGAAGGCTTCGGCTTTGGTTTTATAGTGATTGAGATAAGGCTTTATTGGCGAGAAACCGCATTGTGCGTAAATACATTCAGAGGCAAAAATACAACAATCAAATTCACCCCATGAAAAAGGGCGACTCATCGCCGCCCTTATGGTTTCAGGTAATTTAAGTGTCCAGTTGGGTTGTTTCATGTACTGACCTTAAATAGCAAAAAACCCACAAAAGTGGGTTTAACAAAGCAATAAGATTATTTATAAATAAATGCAGGTGCATCTTTCTTACTGCCCCAATAAATCGCCCGTTCAGCCATTTGAGCAACATAACGAAAGATGCGATCACCTTGTCTTCGAGATGACCACGACTCATCGGTGAATCTATCGGGTAAACCGATTGACCATCGCTCGAATCGATTAGAAACATTAACACATACGGCATTTTCTTCGCCAGACACCACATTAATCGATGTGATTTGTCCGACAAATAAGATTTCAGCAAGAAGCGGTTTCCCCTCTTCGCCGATGGCGACCATCATCAACCGCACTTCTCGCCCTCGACTTTGCTCATTCATCACCATTCCCACCAGCGATTTATCAAAACCGGCTAATTTAAGCTGTAATTGTGGGGGACTGGTTGTCTTATTTTCTTTTAGCTGACTGATTTCGCCTAAACTTCCTACACCTAAATAGGTTTCCCCCGCAATAATCAGTTGCCCAACACCGGTATGCGCACAGGTCACGCCTGATTTCAAATCGAGTCTGGCAGCTAAAACGATATAAGCCCCCTCATTAATCGCGTTGACCATGGCATCAGAAAATGGATGATATTGCATTAGTACAACACCTCCTCAAAAGATAACGTGATATGGGTATACCCCAAGCGACGATGCTGAAATTTACCCTGTTCATTATCAACAAGCCGAAAAATCCCAAAAGGACGCTCAACCTCGAGCATTTCATTGACGGTAGGTGACATTCTTAACATCGGCGAAATAAGAATAATGGCACGTCCTTGATGATCACTGACCACATCCGCCACCACCATTTTGAGTTCATTGCCCACAGTTAAGCGATCCCCTTGCTGTAACACGCGCATATTGCGCTTCCAGTCCTTTGTTTCTAGCCGATGACCTAATTGGCTCGGTATTGCAATGCGAGGCGAACCATACCCATAACGCCCTTTTCTTATCCAACTGGCTATTTTGACTCGCCCCGACATCCCATCCAATGAAGCCACCAGCGCTTCTAACTGGCGCGATTTCTCTTCATTTAAATTATTGAATGTCAGCTCACAACGCCAACGACTTCCCGGAAAGCGTACCGTTTGACTACTTCCATTAAATGGTGAGGTAAAGGTTTTGCTGTTACTCAATAATTGCCAGTTTTCCTGCGTGGGGATCACCTCTTTTGGCCATTCAAGAATAGACATTTAAACTCCTAATGTTCTGCGTGCTGCACCATTACTTTGAAAGTCTTGTAACATCATCGCGTGAGCTTTCTGTGCGCCGGCTTCTGTCCCTTGTTGTGCGGCTTCTTTCATTGCCTGCGCAAGTACAGCGTCACCATTTCCTGTCACCGTAATATGATTAACGACTGTCATTTGCACCCCACCTGCACGGGCTAACGTCGGTTGTGGTGTAACCGGTATTCGCCCTGCGATCGCCCCCACAAAGCCACCTGAAGCATAACCTTGCGCCGCATGCATTAAGCGATAGAGATTGCCGACACCCAATTTAGCCGTCGCTTCTTTGGTAAAAACAAACTCACCACCATGCACAATCCCTTTAGGTTCGAATTTTCCTCCATGCCCCGTATAGCCACCGTAAGCATGCCCTTTGCTCATCCATCCCATATCAAAGCCCATTGCCTGCCCGCCTGCTTCAATGGCTTTGAAAATCAGCATTTTCATTACCATTCGAGTGATATCGGAAATCACCGCATTGGCAAAATCTTTAAAGCTTCCTTTGCCCGTTAAAGCAAAATCGGCTAATGCATCAGACATATTATTAAGGGCATTGGTGGTGACGTTTCTGACGTTCTCCATCACATCCATGGCCGACTCACTGAAATCCGATAAGCCTTGTTTTAATCCCGCCATCGGATCGCCTTTCATGGCCTCTCGCTTCCTCAGCTCTTCCTCAATCTGCTGTTTAGTGAGTTCAACATTGCGTTGTAAATTCACCAGCTCTTTTTCGCCTAAATCCACACTGGCTTGCTGATACAGCACATCAATCTGACGAAGGGCATTGAGTTTTTCTTGCTCTGCGCGCGATTTTCCTATTAAGGAAGTTTCAAATTGCATCTGCTCAATTTCTTTACCGCGATCATAAGCAAATTGCGCAACCGAGTTGGCACGCGCCAGATCATCAATGGCTTTCGCTTTTTCTTTTATCGTCTCAATCGCTTTGGGATCGATTTTTAAGATGGCATCAAACTTATCTTTATTTTGTTTGATATCAGCTAATGCGGATGTGTATTCATTAAAGGAAGAGGTAGTGCCATACAGCTGAATGCTTTGCCCATCCGCAATCAATGAGGCTTGTTTTTCCTCTAATTCCGTCAAGATTTTGGTGTATTGCTTGGCATAATCAATGGTTGATTTGTGGCTGGGCTTATACGTCCGTTTGGCTTGCAGTGCCAGTTGTGCCTCAATTTCCGCTTGTAAGGCTTTATCGTAGCCTTGCATATCTGGCGTAATTTTGCGTGAGGCCAATACATCTTCTGCATTTAATTTCGCTAATGCCTTCCCTGTGGCTTGCGCTTTTGCCACTGAACGTTGCTATTTTTCAATCGATTCATCAATCTGTTTAGCAATCGCCGTGGCGACATTCACTTGGCTATTTGTCGCCTGAAGCGTGATATCAATGAGTGATTCATATTCAATGCCTAAACTCTTTAAACTCGCCTTAAGTGAATTGATAACGGCATCAACATTTTGTAACTCAGTGGCATAGCGTTTATATTCCGGAGCTTGATCGCCCACTTTTTCTTTGAGTGTCGCCAACATATTTTGCATATTGGCTCGCTGACGCTCTAAGTTATTAACTTGCTCTGCATATATCCCCATCGCAGCATCAAGCTCTTTTTGCTTTTCAGCCACTCGTTTAAGGTATAAATCCCCCACACCTTGTTCAGTAAACGCCTTTTCACTCTCAACGCTGTATTTTGATAGACCTTGTAAGGAAATAACCTGTTGTTTAAGTTCCTCGACTTTCTCCAATTGCGCGTTAATGCCCGATGAAACTTTACTTAAATTCGCCACTAATGTGGCATTGCTCATTTTGTTTAACGCTTCTGTTGATGTATCAAGGGAATGAGCAAATTCAATCGATTCGAGTTTGGCTTGTTTGACATTTTCGCTGTATTCATACAATCCCATGCCCAATGCTGCAACACCCGTCAACACTAATCCAATAGGGCCACCCGCTAATCCCATAACACTGTTGAGTGCTCGCCCCACCACCGTTGATTGACGCCGAGCGGTCGTTAATGCACGTTGAGCAACGTTTTCGGCGGTTAATGCCTGTGTATAATTTAGCGAGGCTGTTCTTGCGAGTGACTTTGTGGCGATAAGGTTATCGAGTGCGATTTTTTCCGCGTTAGTGCCTCTAGCAACTTGATATTCCATTTTGGCTCTATTGAGCGCCGATGTGGCAGTTTCTTTATCCGCCCATGCCTTCCTCACGGCACTGGTTGCTGCCACACTGTTTGCCTGCGCACTCTGTAATGTGGCTTTGGCCTCATTCAATGTTGCCTGATTTTTCAGATAAGTGGCTTTCGTCCATTGAGAGAGCTTTGCTACCAATGCCGTGACAGCGATCCCTTCAACTACTTTAGCGACTAACGATAGATTATCGGCAAGAGTGGTCATCCCTGTGGTTAAAAGCTGAGTCGCACCTGTACCTTGATTCGCTTCGCCGATAAATTTTGTCATCGCCGATTGAAGATTAGTGAAACCTTGGCTAACCGTCGTCACGCTGGTAGCAAATTTTTTATCCACACTGTCGGCTGCACGCTCTAAGGCTTGAATAACTTTCTCAATCGTCATTTCACCGTCTTGGGCTTTCTTCCTTAGTTCGCCCACACTGACACCCATTCCGTCAGCGATGGCTTTCGCTAACGCAGGGGTTTGCTCCATCACTGAATTTAGCTCTTCGCCACGTAACTGCCCCGCGGCTAATGCTTGACCAAATTGAGTTAATGCCGCTTGGGCTGCGGTTGCACTCGCTCCTGAAATCGCCACGGCTTTTGAGACAGTTTCCGTGAGTTCAGCGACTTTTTGCTGACTTAATCCTAAGCGATCGGCATTATCCGCAAAACGTTGATAAACTTGTGCTGTGGCATCCAATGATTGATAGGTTTTTTGGGCAATGCCATAGACTGCTTGTGTGGCTTTATTTAACTCGACAGAACTTTCTGTCACCAGTTTTAAACGGTTCTGTAATTCCGTCCAACTATCAGCATAATTAATGACTTGATGAATGGATAATGCACTTGCGGTGACACTCGCAAAACGGGCAAAAAGCGCCGAGGATTTTGCGGTTTGTGATACCATTCGCTCTTGTTGTACGGTGATAGCTTGAAGACTGACGCGAATACTTTGCCCAAATTGTTCTGTTTGGCGCTGGCTACGGTTGATCGCATTTGTGAAATTTGCCATATTCAGCGTCAAATCAATATTTAATCTACCTAATGCTCCCGCCATAAATTCAATCCTTGGTATGAACACTACAAAAGCAAACTTTCACCCTGAATAAATGCAATATTCCTTGTTATTTGCTATTGATTTAATTATTGATAAACTGAAATTTCGAATAATAGAGGGGGTTTTATGAGACTTATTCTGGCGTTATTACTACCTTGGTTACAATTTTTCACGATTGGTCGCCCATTTGCTGGCATCTTCTGCCTTATCCTACAAATCACATTAATTGGCTGGATCCCTGCGGCTATCTGGTCGGTTTATGCGCTTTCTCAATACAATACGGATAAAAAAATTGAGAAAATGTCTCGCGGTGGTTAACGATTAAGCCCCACTGATGTGGGGCTATCGATTAGCTAATACACTCTCAGTAACGTTATCCCACAGCTCTTCTTCCGTGATTTTCTTCTTCCACATCGGCATAAAATCCATCAATTCAGGCGGAGACGTTTTCGGATCACGATTTATCATCGCAAAAAGATGCGCCACTTGTGCCATCCGATAATCCTCTCGCCATAAACCAAAGGGTTGTTTGCGATAAAAAGCTTCATATTCACACAAGTGGCTTTCGGGCATTTGCTCGATTTCCGCGAGGGTTTTTCCCAATGCCAGCGACAATATCAATTGAAATTGTCGCCGTTCTCCGAGTTTTTTTCGCTGTTCCCCGCTTCGGCTGTAAACACTGCATTAGAGAACCCTTGCCCTAGACGATTAAGACCTTTTAAATCTTCTTCATTTTCAGCATCAAAAAGTAGTTCTCCTTTTTCATCACACAACTTAAAAGCCAACATTCTGGCGACATCATATTCATCGTAGACACGATTTATCGCCTCATTAAATTGTTCGGGATCGTCTTCGTCTAAGTAAATGTCCTGTGCCTCAGCAAGCTTGATTTTAATTTGGCGAAGTTTGCGCTGAATGTAATTCATGGTGCCAACATCCAACTCTTTGACATAAAAGGTGTTGTCTAAATAAGTAAAAGGCGTCACTTTCAGTGCTTGGTTTAACACTAATTCACGCAATAAAGCGTTAGACATAATCACTCCTAAGATTTTTATCGAGAAGGGAGAAGAGAAATAATGAGAACGGTGAATTAAGGGTTATTTCTTCGCATTCAAATAATCACGGCCAGACAATTTAATCGAGATCCCCGAATCCATCATTTGCCCTACACTGCCATCAATGTTCATGCCCGTTTCGACAGAGCCGTAATAAAACATGGAGCCCTCATCTCGTGTTAAGATCATTTTCACCGCAAATTTTTCTTTGCTGTTTTCATATTTACGCAAGAGTCGCTGCACATCACTGGAGCTATACCGTAAGAAAAAGGTCAATTTAATTGAGCCGTATTCCGTATCGCCAGATTCATATTCCTTGCCATCACTGCAAATGGTGGTGACATCGATTTGTTCAGTCGTTGAACCGTCTTTGCTGAAGCTTTTTACCGCACAAAAGTTATTAGACCACTGAATACGTTGTGCTTTGGCGTTTGCAAAATCCGTGGGTAACGTTTTATCACTCCAATCCACTTCGTCGCACAGGGTCACTTTGTTGCCATCAACCTGTGCAACAGGAAAACGTCCATCTAACTCCCCGAGTCCCGATAACATAATCATGTCATCGGCTTTCAGCTTATTATTGGCGATGGTAATAGTTGCCGGTGATAACGTCGCTTCCGTCACGGTCATCGCCTCTCCTAAGCCGGTTTGCACAAAGATCTTCGTGCCGAGGAAAGGCGTCGCTTTATGGTTTTTTGACTTTGCCATATCCATTCCTTATTTATCTGATGAAATCATTAATTCAAGAACAAGCCGATGCAATTTGACATCCGCTTCATACCCAAAGACAGCATTCACCCGTTGTGCAAATGGGATCGCTTCAACAATCTGAGCCTCAATTTTTTTACGCAAGACCATAAGGGGTTGTGGCTGCGGCGCATACACATCAAGTTGCACGCGATAGTTATCTAAATCCGCATCCTCCAGCGCACTGTTAGGTGTGATACTGGCAAATTGGATCACAATGGCGGGATAACGCCCTTTGCCTTCGGGTAATACCTGAAAAAAAACCCTTCCATCGACAAGCGGTGAAAGGGTCTCTTTTAATTGCTGTATCATGATCTCTACCTTGTTTTTTCAATATCCTCTTTGAGTGTTTGAACAATCACTTTAGCCGTCGCTTCCTTTTTCGCCTCAAAGCTGAGGCGCATAAACGGTTGTGCGGGCATCTTGGCGGTACCAAACTCGACAAACCACCAATAAAACGGATCATTTGGGTTCAATGCCGCACTTTTTCCCGTTGCCTGTTTAAAGGCAGACACTTTTTTACCCGATAATGATTTCACCCAAATACGCGTTTTGACTTGTCCATTGCGCTGCACTTTCGTTTTAGAACGAATATTGCGCTTGATGGTGCCTTT